CAGGAGCTGCACCTCCCTTACCAGCCATTCCTTGCAGCATTTTAGCTCCACCATACATAGCCAAACCTTGTGTAGCTAAACCACCAAGACCCGCTACACCAGCAGTAAGACCAGCAACTGTTCCGCTGCCTACTTTATCCCCCATAAAGAAATCAATTCCACCCTTTAATTCATAGAACGCATCTGGTAAACCCATTAAAGAATCTTTTAAGGTAATTAACATATCGCTAGCAGTTTCCATACCAGTTATGTAAGAATCTGTAGCACGTTCCATTAACTGATTGTCTTTAGAGTTTTGACGGTACTGCTCTAACATTGGGTTAGAGATTCCTGCTTCTTTATTACGATTTATTGCTTCGCTTATAGCATCAGGGTCTGAAAGGTCCATGTTAATTCCACGAGCTCTATCAATCATGTACTGGGATAACATAGCTTGTTGAGCAGAGTCTAAACCAGAATTTCTAATGTTACTTCCCAGGTTACCTCTACGAAGGGACTCCATTGTTCCTTCAACAGTAGTTTGTCTTCCACCAGTAAACCTGTCGGCTAATTGACTAAATATTTGAGCCTGACCCATAGCTTGTCCAGTTGCAGGATTAGATGTAAACACACCAAAATTTCTCATCATCATGGCTGAAGTAGGGCCTGAAGTTAATCCCTCAATAGCAGACGCTGATACTTCGTTTGACATGTTTAAGTATCTAGCGGCTTGACCAACAGATGTAACTGTTGAACCAAAGGTACTACTTCCAGGTACCATGCCCCTAGTAGTAAGCATTGCGGCAACTGCAGAATCAGAGCCAGGTGAAGTAGAAAAGCCTCCTAAGCCTAAACGAACACTAGACTCTAGTCTTCCGTGGCTCATCATCCCACCAGAAGCAACACCAGCTTGATAAAAGCCACTTCTTCTGGCAATAGTCATACTAAGGTCAGGCATCATTGAAGAGCCTGCAGCAGCTACAGCTCCCAAAGTACCTAGGGCAGTGCCAGCCATTTGCATAGCAGCCCCACCCATGCTGAATGGCTGAGCAACAGTGCTTACGTTAGATAACGAACCACTCATTACTCCGCTAGAGCCTTGGCCACCAGCTTTAAGGTTGCCTACTATGCCATCAATTTGACCTAGCTGACCAAGTATTTTGGCGAGCTTCTCATTGAGGACATCTAAGCTATTCTTCATGTTACTTCCTTATTATCCTGCCTTGATTTTTAGCTATTTCTAGCCAGTTATTTCTTTCTCTAGAAGACATTTCTCTTATACTTTCTAGAGACCATCCTGGGTAACTTATGGTTAAAGCCACCCATTCTGCCATTAAAGTGTCATACGACAAATCATCAGAATCGAAATAGAGTCCCGAGATTAATCGGAACTACCACCTCTCCGCCACAATCTGGGCATGTAGCGGATAGGTCATCAAATTGTGGTCCAGGATTTCTTTTAACAATTTCTTGAAGAATAAGTCTTCTGTCTGCTAATCCAATATTTTGAACTTGTGCTTTACCAAGAACCTGTCTACCTTCAATTTCTAGAACACAATATTCTAAAAGAAGAGTATCTAGTTCAGATGTTGTTTTTTCTGAGTTAGAAGTTAGTTCTCTTTGGGCTTTTCCTTCAGGAAGAGTTACTGTGTACTCAGACTTTCTTCCTTGAATTTTAAACCGTCTATCGCCTAGTGGGTCTTCTAACTTAATAACTTCTATGTCTTTTTCAATATCAACTGACACCAGTTTAGTAGAAGAGCAACCGTTGCAATATGCAGGCATTTCTGCAGTATCTCCAAATGTAGCTCTGTAGATACCTAGCATAATTGCGTCTCGGTCTGCAGTTAGAATTTTATCTAATACATCCTCGGTTGCTTTTACGCCACCAATAGATACTGTTCCCCTATTGAGTGCTACCAACATTGCTTTTGGCAAGTTACTAGACTTTACAATAGCCTCTTCGTCTCTTCCAGTTAGCTCTTTGACTTCGGCGGTCCTGTAGACCTCCCCATCGGGTGTAATGTACCCACCAGGGAGGTCTACAACGACATCCAAAGGAGCTTTAATTCTTACTGGTTCTGGTTCTGAGTTTGTGTTGGAAACAGCTTCTTGAACTAACTTGTTAGCTAGTCCAGGGTTACTTGCTGCATTTAATGTCTTGTTTTCCATATTATTTTCCTTAGTTTGTTATTTAGTCGAAGTCAGGTGCTGAGCCGTCGGCATCTAGGTTTTCAGCCCAGTTGACGTCAAATCCTTCGTGAACAAGAGTTGCTTGCTCAACAAAGATGGCATTGTCACCAGCGTTTAGGTCAGAGTACGATACTGAAGTAATCCAGCAGTTGTACACGTTAAAACGCATAGAAACGTGGTCATCCGCAGCAGTTAACTCTCCAGCGGTAGAACCTCCAGCGGAACCTGGGATTGGGTGTGATAGTACCGCAATCTCTAGGTCAGCACGGAAGCTCTTTCCTTGCACGTTCTTTGCCCCACCCTGGACTGTAGAGAACAAAGTTCTCATCCACTCCCAGTTCTGCTTGGTGTTAAGAATAACGCCTCGCTGAAGGGTAATTGGTGCGAAAGTAGTCTGGCCAGGAATCTGGTGGACTGTGGTGTTGTAGCCACCTTCACGGTAAGGGATAGAGTCAGTTGTTACTGACAAACCCGATACGGAAGTAAAGCCCAACGTCACATCACCCTTGTACCAGGAAGCAGAACCTTCTTCGCTGTGTGGTTTAAATGTAACCAGAAATCTAAAATTTCTGATTGGGTCAGTAGTTAACTGACTTCTGTTGTTAATAATGGTTGGCATTATTCAGTTTCTCCTTTGGTTACGCAGATGTGTTCTGGCTTAGGGTGATTACCACAAACTCAGCAGGATACTGAAGTGCAACACCGACTTCGATGCTAACCTCACTATTCAAAATGTTTGCTTGTGGGTTGTTCTCTGCATCACACTTTACGTAGAATGCCTGAGCTGGGGTATCGCCTCTTAGACCACCTTGATTTAGGTAGCCTGTCAAGAACACTCCAACTGATGAGCGAATTCTCGCCCATAGTTTTGCGTCGTTGTTCTCAAACAGTGCGAACTGGGTTAAGTCGCTCAAGCTCTTCCTTAGGAAGATTAGTGAACGACGAGTATTTACATACTTATTAGCAGTTCCGTCTTGCAGCAAGGTGCGTGCACCCATAGCTACAATTCCAGCACCTGGCAAGTTACGAAGAGCATTTACAGGCTCCCCTGTAACTCCTGCATTTAGTAGGTCTAGTTCAGCAGAAGTAAACTGCTTCTCAACACCCACGGCTCCACGAATAGTTGCGCGAAGGCCAGCTGGAGCCTTGAAAGGACCAGATTGCTTGTCAGTAAAGATGTACAAACCAGCAACTGCACCAGCAGGACCAATTTTACGCAAAGCTGAAGAGCTGCGTCCAAGTGGGTCTGAGATGTAGATGTTTGGGTAGTACACTGCTGCGTGGCTAGATGATGTTCTTGCGCCTGCGTAGGTTATAGCATTTGCAACAGTTAGAGCGGGAGCTCCAGCAGATGTTACCGCCTGGGAAGTGTCTGCAACAACAAACCCGTTATTAGCTTCTGCCCATTCAATCATGGTGTCAATTACATCTGCAGCAGAAGTAATTCCTTGAGCGTTAATTTCTGGTGCAAATAGCACTAGAGGACGGTCTACTACGCTGAAGTCAGCAACAGCTGCTTCATAATTAGTTGATAGTGGAGCGTCTCCGTCTGCTCCCCCAGTTAGAGGAACTCTGGAATAAGACGGAACTAAACTAGCATTTGTAGCATTTACGTCAATGTTTACATACTGAGAATTTCCGTTAACAATAGTCTCAATAAAATCACTAGAGTTAGCATCACTAAATACAACATTGCTAAATTGCTCAACAATAATGTCATTAGAAGCTACGCTGTCAGATGCTGACGCTCCACCCTCTAAATAGACAGTAAAGTTATAGTAACCAGCACGATTAGTTGCTGAAACTTGAACTCTAATTAGGTTTGCTTCACTACCGCGATTCTTTGAGTCTACAGTTGCAACCAAAGAGCTTGCAGAGACAATTTCTCCGTCTGCTCCTGTAGTTCCACCAGTTGAAGATAGTACACGTCGAACGTACAGTTCACTTCCACCATTCTGGAAGAAAGAACCAACACCGAATGTAGCAGGATACAAGTTGTTGTATCCTCCGAACTTCTGAACGAAGTCATACCAAGAAGTAACCAAGGTTACTGTCTCAGGTCCCTTTGCAAACTTTCCGATACAAGCACCTGCAGCATTTGCAGTTGCGGTAGCGGCAAGTGGCGCAGGAAGTAAGCGTTCACTAACGTAAACGCCTGGACGACCGTATATAGTCATCTATTTCTCCTTACTAATAGGTTATTAACTAGGGGTTCCGAATTATGCTGAAATAGTAACGTCTTCAAACCCATCAAATGTATCATTCGAGAAGCCATCCAAACGTACCGTGAGTACCTTGTATAGTTGTTTAAACAATCCTTGAGGAATCTCGGATGAGATTCTTACAGTGATTGCGTTTACAAACAGACGCTTTGCCTGTTCGGTGACGTCGCGTTTTGCAACATCTAACACATCAAGACGACGAACAGTGTTGTCGTCGCAATTTAATGTGCCAAATCTAAATGGTAACCTGTCATACAAAATCTTTGCTAAAAGCTCACGGTCTTGTCTTGGGTGACGAGAATACGTGGTTATTTGATAGTCAAGATTTACTGGAATTGGAGTGTCCATTTCCCAAGCCTCTATCACGGCGTTATCAGCTATTCCTGCTTTAATCCTAGCTTCTTCTTCTAAATAGCTGGCGCTAACTTTACCGCGCATTTCTCGCATGGAGTCTTTTTGAATATCAATCATGTCAATAGTTATGTAGGGGTAATTCTGGTTAGCAATTTCTTGGTCAGGCTGTCCAAACCAAACACCCACTGGTCTAACAGTATTGCTGTTTTCAGATTTTTGGTCAGAAACTGTTAAGTTCCGCAGCAAAACACGGAGGGCTTTATCCTCAGTTAGCATAAAAGTCATAGTTTCCACCCCAACTCTTTTTCTAGGGCTTTAACTATAGAGTTTTGAGAACTAGTAGTGTTGTTAGCAAATTTTCTAACAGCAGCGGTAGGGCGTGAGCGACTAGTACCATACTCTAGGTCTAGGGCCTCATTGTTTAGCTTTGCGGATACAGATACTTCATATCTATCCTTTTTAAACACAACCTCGGTTGCGTAAGCCACATCCTCTGACCAACCATTTTGAATTGCGTTTTTACGTACATCAAACGTCATTAGGTTAGCTGCATTTTTGGCTGCTTTACGTGCGGAAGGTACAAGCTTTTTCATAGTTTGCCTTTTTTCTGGGCAATCTTGCCACCAACGTAACCTGCTATAAGTCCCAGCATTATTGCTGAAGTATTGCTATTCCTAGGACGACCGCCACCAACTCCACGCATGAATTCTTCTCGTTCATGAGCAGTGTCGAACTCTCCGACTTTTTCCCACCAAGGCTTCCAATTTTTAGAAGGCATAGCAAATCCTTAATTTAAGGTACGCAAGTCTAGCTTTCGCTAGGTAGGGTCCGCACGGATACCTACTCCTCTAGGGTAAAGAAAAACCCCGCTATTCGCAGGGTTAATCTATAAATGTTTGTGTTGGGGTTACTTCTTTTTAGTAACTTTCTTGATAATCTTGGAATCCATTTTCTTGTCTTCCTTCATGGTCTTAGGCTTCTTTTTGTCTCCATGAGCCTTGTCCATTTTCTCAAAACGCTTCTTCTGTTCTGGGGTTAGATTCTTAGTCATAGCCGCATCTTTTTTCTTGTCTTTTTCCTCAGTGTACTTACCCTTTAGGAATGCTGGTTTTCCTGCCATTACTTCTTCTTTCCCTTGGTGTTGTATTTAGCCATATTAGGCCCTTTAACTTGAGCCGTAATTGGCTTAAGGTTCTTAATTGGTTTCATTGGTTTCTTAGGCTTCTCCGCCATCGTTATCCTTCTTTCCACAGCCACAATGGCAGCATCCACAATCTATCATTTTTTACCCACTCGTCTTTTGTTCTCTTTAGCGGTATTTTTACCATGCTTTAGAGCTCTTAGATTACTCTTGGAATCATTCTTTTTGTTGTTGTCCTTATGGTCAACATCTGTGTCCCTAGGAAGCTTACCATTCTTAGACTCGTAGTCAGCCCTAGCTTTGTTTTTAGAGGTAGTTACCCATTCGCCCTTAGCGTTCTTAGTCTTGTAGACATAGATAGGCCTACCACCATTAGCTTTAGAACCTTTGTAAGGGCCAAACTTCTTAGTCTCTGCCATTACTTAGACTTCCTATGCTTAGCGGTTTTTTCAGCAATCTTCTTAGGCTGAGCAACAAACTGCTTTCCTTTTTTGTTTCCTTCGGCTTTAGCTTTGTTAGTTGCTGCCTTTTCTGCAGGAGATAGGCTAGACCACGCCTTTTCTGGTAGGTAGCGCTTTTTTCCCTTAGATGGTTTTCCATCAGAAGTTCCCCACTTTTCGTCAGTCCACTTATCCAGTGACTTTTGAGACTTGGCTTTAGGCATTACTTGTAGCCTCCGCCAGCTTTCTTATACTCAGATGCTAGGAGCTGAGCTTTACGGGCAGACCATTCTCCTGGGTCTCCGCCTTTAGTTCCAGCTTTAATCCTGTTAAAAATAGTTTTACGTAGTCCAGGCTTTGTGTAATTGCCTGCTTCGTTAACTTTTGACTTAGCCTTAGGCTTTGGTTTAGTAGCCATTACCATTTAACCTTATCTGCCCAGTAAGCAGCAGACATCTTGCCTTTAGCAATGTTCCTGCCGTGACGAGCCTTAAAGCTCTTACGCTTTGCCTTCATGCGCTCAGACTCTCCAGCCTTTGGCTTACCAGCGGTTTCTGCACCCTGCTCACCAAAACGAATAGTCTTTACTTGGGTGCCTTCTTTGGCCACCACTACGTGAGACTTCTTAGCTCCAGGAGTTGCCTTTGGCTTGTTGTAGCCTGAAACTCCAGCCCTAGCTAGACGAGGGTCTTTCTTACTTGACTTCTTTTCTTCTGCCATGTTATTTCCTAATCACTCTTTGATTTTCTGTATCTCATCGGGGCAACAGGTTTGCGGATAATTCCACCCTTTTTACCGCGATTCTTAGAACCACCAGAACCATACTTAGAACCAGTTACACCTAGATTAATGGTTTTTGATGGGTTTTTACCCGCAACGTGACCAATTCTTTTACTTTTACGTGATTTAGACTTCTTTTCTTCTGCCATGTTTTTACTTCATCCTTTCCATTTTATTATGCCCAACTGACATTTCCAGTACCAGCGGTTATTGTTGTCACTTTATTTGCACCAACGGTTGCTGTTGAACCAGTAAGCCCAGCTCCAATAGTAATAGTTGAGGAAGCAGGGTATCGAAGCACAACAAGGCCTGAACCACCAACACCACCAGGGTCGCTTGGTCCAGGAATACCTGCGTAACCACCGCTTCCTTCACCACCATCGCCAGTGTTGGCAGCACGAGCGGTAGTTGCGTAAGCACCACGCCAAGCACCTTGACCACCCCTAGCACGAGTTACCGAACTACCAGTTATTGAAGATGCAACGCCAGCACCACCAGCACCTTTAGAATCGCGGTCTACAGGCTGCGCCCCAACACCTCCAGCACCACCACCTCCAGCACCAGAAGTAGGGTCTATTCCATAACCACCAAAACCAATATTACCGTTGTATCCTTGGCTAGCGGTTCCTAGACCCCTAGTGGTATTGCTTCCCGTAGAGCCACCACCTGAACCACCATTACCTCCATTGGGGTTTCCACCAAAACCACCACCAAGAGAAGTTATTGAAGTAAAAACTGAATTGCTGCCATTTGTAGAAATTCCGCCACCAGCACCAACAGTGACAGTAAAGCTATCCCCATTAGCAAGTGTTAGTGCGCTTTCAGCGGCTGCCCCGCCACCGCTACTTTCTCCAGTAACGCTAGACCTATAACCACCAGCTCCACCACCACCACCAGCAACGCCGCCGCCGCCAGTAGCACCACCAGCACCACCAGCAATAACTAAGTATTCAACTAATGTTGTTGGAATAAGTTGCCAGCTAACATTTCCTGAGCCCGCGGTTATAGTAGTTATTTTGTTACCACCAACAGTTGTTGTTGAACCAGTTAGTCCTGCTCCTATTGTAATTCCGTAAATAGAGGAATAACGAAGGATTACTACACCAGAAGCACCTGCTGAGGGGCCGTATGAAGTTGGGGATTTGAAATAGTATCCAAATCCACCAGAGCCTGTGTTTGCAGCTGGGTCAGTTCTTAGAGTTCCTGTGTCACCACTACCAGCACCACCAACTGCTCGCGTAACGCTTGAACCAGTTATAGATGAAGCTAAACCTGTTCCACCTACGCCTGGAGTGTTGCCTGAGCTATTGCCACCAGCACCACCAGAACCTCCACCACCACCACCAGAAGTGCTTACGCTCACAACATAAGCTCCAGCACCACCAGCTAAACCTTGTAGCGAAGTTCCAGAGCCTCCAGTGCCTCCGCCGCCACCAGTATTGCTACCACCACCACCACCAGAACCACCTGTTTTTCCAGCACTGAGAGCGGTATTACCACCAGCACCACCGCCGCCGCCACCCAACGATGTGATAGGACCTAATACCGAATTAGCCCCAGTTGCATCTGCAGCTCCACCCGCTCCCACGGTAACAGTGTAGTTTGCCATTAAAGTCAGGGATAAAGGAGACTCCGCTGAGGAATTAGCACCCGATGATTCACCTGATACTGATGAACGGTAACCACCAGCTCCACCACCACCAGCGCTTCCACCACCAGCACCAGCAACAACTAGATAGCTAAGAGAAAAAGTATTATCAAGCCACTGTTTCCATACCCCACCTACACGAGTCCAAGCAGTAGAGACTGGATTCCAAGTACCACCAATTTTTACAGATGGATTAGTAACTGCTTTCCAAGCACCACCAACTTTTACATTTCCAGGCAAAGCTGTCTCCTTATGGTGTGTACTGCAACCATACATCTCCATCTATACCGCCTGATGGAGTGCTAGTTGATAAAGTTATGTTTCTTACGACAGTAGAGCTAGTAGCTGCAGTTGTGACAGTGCCATTTGTTTGTGAAACCAAACCAGTGGTCTCTCCAGCAGGACCAGTTGGACCTGTTGCTCCAGTAGCACCCGTAGCTCCAGTTGGTCCTGTAACTGTAGATGCGTCACCTGTAGCACCTGTAGGACCTGTTGGGCCAGTGACAGTTGAAGCAGAGCCTGTTGGGCCAGTAGCACCTGTTGGGCCAGTGACTGTTGACTCTGCGCCTGTAGGACCTGTTGGGCCAGTGACAGTTGAAGCAGAGCCTGTTGGGCCAGTAGCACCTGTTGGGCCAGTGACTGTTGACTCTGCGCCTGTAGGACCTGTTGCTCCTGTTGGCCCTGTTGCTCCAGTTGGTCCAGTAGCTCCAGTTGGTCCAGTGACTGTAGATGCCGCGCCTGTAGCACCTGTCGGACCTGTCGGTCCAACAGGTCCCGTAGAGTCAAGAGAACCGTCACCCTTCACAAACTGAGTAGAAGTTCCACCTTGAGTAATAAACTTATCTGCGTTGATGTATTGGAAGTAGTCAATGGAGTTAGTGCTTCCACCAGTTCCCGACGTTGCAACCAGAGTCGAGTTTGGTTTGTCATACACACAGTTGAGTATTGAGTAAAAGCCGTTCAAAACAACTGGGGCAACGCCGCTTAGGTTTGGTGTTAAAAATTGGCTATTGGCTAAGGTAATAATGCTTGAAGCAGAAGATGTAACAGCATTAGTTACAGCAGCCACGACTATAGAATCCACAATACTCAGTGTGCCTGCTGTTACCGCTGGAGCAATGCAAGACATAGCACCCTTGATGATGACGCTTGCCGCAGCGTTATTTACTGTTACAAAATTGGGGTTTCCGTCGTTAATGGTCACAAGCCCCGAGCCAGTAATGTTTAGAGCAGTGCCTACATCGCAGTTGTGAATGTCGGTAAAAGTTGCGTTCCCACTTTTAGTCAAAGTTCCAGTGATATTGCTGTTAATAATGTTTGGAACTCCGACACCCGTTCCAGCAGTTATTGTAAGGTTTGTCATAGTTAGGCCAGCAATGGTACATCCAACAGATGTGCTAACTGTTCCAGAAATGGCGGTGTTACCGCCTAGTGGTTCGTATGTAGTTAAAACTGTATATTGTGCGGTTATAGAAGGGCTTTCGCTATAACTTCCAGGGTGGATAACAATTGTTCTGCGTTGTCCAGTAACCAAAGTCAATGCTTTAGTAATAGAAGCAACTGGGGTAAGCAAATCACCATTACCAGTCGTGTCATTTCCATCTACTTGGCTAACGTGAATTTCATAGTCATAGCCAGTAAAGTTTGCACCAGTAGCACCCGTGGCACCTGTCGGACCAGTTGGTCCTTGCGGTCCAACAATTTGGCCAACATCGTCAAAAGATGAGCCGTTCCATACATAAAGATTTCCATCAGCATCGACAATATAAGCGTCGTTTACAGAGTTACCTCCAGTTGGTAAAAGTCCTACGTTAGCAACAGAACCAGCAAAGTGAATGTCAGTTCCTTGCGGACCAGTTGGGCCCGTTGAGCCAGTAGCACCAGTAGGACCAGTGACTGTGGAGGCTGCTCCTGTTGGGCCTGTTGGTCCTGTAACTGTAGACGCAGCACCAGTTGCTCCAGGTGCACCTGTTGGGCCTGTAACGGTTGAGTTAGCACCCGTTGCACCAGTTGCGCCAGTGGGTCCTGTGGGTCCAGTTACTGTAGAAGCTGCACCCGTAGGTCCTGTAACACTTGGTCCAGTTGCACCCGTAGGACCTGTTGGTCCTGTTGCACCAGTAGGTCCAGTAACGGTTGAGTTTGGACCAGTAGAACCTGTTGGTCCAGTAGCGCCAGTCGGACCAGTTACAGTAGATGCTGCTCCTGTAGGACCAGTCAATCCAATAATTCCTTGTGGGCCTGTTGGTCCAGTGACTCCAGTAAGTCC